ATGCGGTCAACCTCAAGGCCGGGCTGATAGCCAGCAACCATATCAAGATAGAAATTCTCTGCCGTCTGCCACCGCTCGCAAAGCGTAATGCCGCGCGCTCCATAATTTTTGAACGCTTCGTGCTTTGGATTGCTGGTGCGGTGCTTGATCCCGTACCAGATATTGCGAAGCCGCTTGAAGTGAGGGCGGTCAAGTAATTCTGGCGGAAGTGCTCTAAACGTGCGGCCCATTACGCGATAACTCCGCGGATTTGGCCGCCGTTGCGTTGCGTGCTGTTGAGTTGGTCGATGAACTGCCGGGCGAATTTCTCGCCAAAGCCCATCGGGTCATTCATCAGGGTGAACTGGAAGGTCGTGGTCGGGCCGCCGCCGCCCGATGCGCCGCCGCCGCCCGAGGCCGCCATGCCGCGCGAGCCACCGCCGCCGCCCCCTCCTCCTCCGCCGCCGCCGCCACCGCCCTCCGAGACGCCCTTGATGGCGGCAACCGCGCTCATGCCCTTGGCAAAGACGGCGGCATAGGCTGCGAACTTTTCCACGGGTGTCAATCCCACTTGCATTGCCTGCGTGGCCGCCACGAGCGTTGCCACGATGGCCTGTGCAGCACCAAGCGCCTTTGACACCTTGAGGAACTTTTTTCCGCCCGACATTGCTGCGGCCTGCAAGGATGCAAACCCGCCCTCGACGGTTTCAAGATCCTGCTGAACCTGCATCAGGCGGATGTTGCGCAGGGTCGCGGCGTGATCTTCCGCCAACTTGCGCGAGAGGTCATAATATTCCTGCTCGGAGAGGAGCTTGTTATCAAGCGCGCCCTGCAACACTTCCTGCTCGGCGGCATATTCCGCCAAGAGCATTTCGCGCTCGGTGGCGAAATTCTCTTGGATGGCGGCCAGGCGCTCGATGAAGAACGCATCCACTGCATCGACGCCCGCGACTCCGGGCACGCGCATGTCGGATGATTTGTCTTTAGACCCACCGCCGCCGCCAAGGCTTGGCGCCTGCAATTGCGGGAGATCGCCCTTGCCTTCACGGTTTACGGACTGCGGGTTGAATGCATCAATGCTGGCAAGTGAGCCGGTGGGGTCTTGCGCAGCATTTCCGGGGAACATGCCAAAGAAACCGTTCTTTGCGGCTCCCGACATGGGACCATAGGTCTTGGCGATGTTATCAAGCGTCTGATACCACCCTTTAAGCGTCTCCAATCCATCCGCCGAAAGGGTGACAACCCGCGCAAGATCTGCAAATTCGGTCTTGATGCCTTTGACTGCACCAGCGATGCCGCCACCACTTGAGGCATAGTCAAGCAGGGCTTGCAAAACATCATTCAATGCGGGGAGCAGTTCTTGCACAAGGCTTTGTGTCAAGCCTTCCGAAAGCGTCCTGAACCGCGTGAGATTGTCGTTAAATCTTTCAGCACCTATTGCCGCATCACCAGAAACGACAACGCCAAAACGCTTGGCCTCGTCCCCCATATCCTTAAGGCCACGCTTGCCCGAGTTGAGAAGCGGGATGAGTTGCGCGCCAGAGCGCCCGAAGATGTTCATGGCAATGGCGGTTTTGCCCGCGCCATCCTCCATGCCCGCAAAGGATTCCGCCACATCCGCCATCACCTCGGCGGTTGACCGCAGATTGCCGGAACTGTCAGTTGCGCTGATGCCGAGTGCCGTCAGGCCCTCAGAGCCCGCCTCCATGTTCTTGGCAAGTTGCTGCACACCAACTTGCAGTTCTTGCATTGAAACATCGGACAGTTTTGCGGCATAGGCGAGCTTTGACAACGCTTCCGTTGACATGCCCACCTTTTGCGCCATCTTCCCAATGTCATCGGCATAGTTGAGCGCCGCGCGGCCCGCCGCTACAAAGGCGCCAACAGACAGCGCCCCGGCAAGCCCGGCCAGCGCATTCTTGGCAAACCCGGAAATGACGGATTCAGCCTTGCTGACGGAGCGCTCCAACCCGCTTGTGTCGCCGGTAAACCGAACCTCGATCCCGCTAACTTGAGCCATCTTCCAAGAGTTCCTTCAGTTCCTCGACATCGGCCCGTGTCAGCTTGCCCGCATAAGTGTCTTTCGGGTCTTTCGGTGCCTTGAGTTCGTATTCAAGCCACCACTCCGCTATTGTCATTCCCCAGAACTCGGATGGTTGAATGCCCCACTCCCGCGCCCAGAGATACATTCCATCCCAGTCTAAACCGCCTGCGTCTCCATCGCCCTGCCCTGCGACTGGCTCACGGTCAGGGCGTCTTGATTTTTTGCCTTGCCCTCGCCTGGCGCAAAGGACGTGAGCACGACACCGATCAAGGCCGTGATGCTGGCCTGATCTCCCGTCACCAGTTCCTCATAGACCTCCTCATCCGTCACCACGGCGCCCGCTGATTGCAGCATCTTGGCGAGCACGAAAGCGATGTGGGAGATCGGAGGCCGCCCCTGCGAGGTGCGAACGGCGATGTCGGTGAAGGAAATATCCCCCATTTCAATCGACCGCATGAGGCGCATGGAGGGGGTGAAGGTGTAATCCTTCCCCTTCCATGCAATCGTCAGTTCCCGAAAGACCGCCATGAGGCTCCTTATGCGAAGGTGATGGCGCCGCTCGACTGGATCGAGGCGGTGAAGGTCGCGGCGTCGGCCTGCTCGCCCGTGATGGCAAATGAGGTCAGGTAGAAGTTGCCCGAGAACGAGCCGATGCCGAGGACTTCCAGCGTGTAGGCCTCGAGCAGCGCCGAACCGGTGCCCACCGCGAGCGCCAGGAAGGTCGAGTTCTGGATGACGCCCTCGACCTCGCAGTCAATCGAGCGGGCGCCGACATCGGCAAGATAGGTGCGCCAGCCGGTGGCGTCCTTGTCGGTGATGTCGATAGGCTCGTTATTGATGGTGATGCTATCGGCGCGCGCGCCAGCGACGGCGGTTGCGCCCCGCTTGATGCGAACCTTTCTTCCGGCAATGGCAGGCATGGGTCAGTTCCTTTCTTAGGTCACAGGTCCGCGGATGTTGGAGAAGGCGATGGTGGAGCCCACGGAGTTGGTGGCGGTCACGCGGCAGCGGATATATTTTCCGGTGTCGGACGCGGTGAGCGCGTAAGTGGTGCCGGTGGCGGCGGCGATGTTGACCCATGACGGATCGTTGGGATCTGCCACGTTGCCGCGCTGCCACTGGCGCGCATAGGTGATGGTGGCGTCACCTGCCCATGTGCCATTGGTGGTGGTCTGGGTATTGGTGCCCGAGAGCGTGCCGGTGATGGCCGGCAGCACCGTGTTATAGGGGCCGATGGTGACGGTGGGGGCTTCGCCGCTTTCAAGCGTGGCGGTGAAGGTCACAACGTCGCCCTGCTCCGCGCCGATCTGGACGCTGGACAGGTAGAAGTCTCCGGTGATGGTGCCAAGCCCTGAGATGGTGACCACGCATTCCTTGAGGAGTGCCGTTGAACCGGCGCCAACGGCCTCGGCAAGCAGCGTCGAATCCTTGAGAACGCCCTCGATCTCGCACGAGATGGTGCGCCCGCCCACGTCCGCGAGGAACGTGCGCCAGCCGGAATCATCCTTGTCGGTTATATCAAGTGGCTCATTATTGAGCGTTACGCTGTCTGTTCTGGCGCCGACGATGTTAACGCCGGATCGACTAATCCGCACCGAGCGGCCAGATTGCGCCATCAACACACCTCACTAACTGCCGAACTATAACACAAGCAACTTAGGTAATCCACAACACGCGATAGAGAACGAGCGCGCGTTTCGTCTTGCCATCGGGATCGCGCGAGAACACGCAACTGTCCATTTCGGTTGTGATGTGGGTGGCCCCCGTGATGGTGAGCGCCTGCCTGCGCAATCTTGCGTCAACGGCATCGACCAGCGCTTTCAGATCAAGCATGGAAGATGCCCGATCCCAGATGTCCACCTGCACAATGGCATTGCCGCCCGGCGAATCCTTGTCATCGAATGGCGTGATGGTATCGGCGCCGATGGTGATGAACGGAAAGTTGCTTTCCTTCTCGGCGTCCACCGATTGCGGCACGTCCGTGAAGATGGCGGCGAGCGGCGCATAGGCGGTGGAGAGCAGGCTGGTGACGGACGTGTCATTGAGCCGGGTGTAGACTGCCTGTTGCAGGTCGGCGGATTTCATCTGGTGGTTTTCTCCGCCTTTGCCTTGGCCTGGGCGATGATCTTTTCCAGCCGCTTCTCAAGGCGCGGGGCGGCGCGTTCCGCCGCCGGCAGCCATGACGGGCGCGGCGCGATCTTCATGGTGCCGAATTCCAGATGGAAGGCATATTCCAGCCGCGAGCCGATGGCCGCCGTGAGTGGGTCGGGCTGCGTGAAATAGGTGCTGCTCACGAGCGCGCCCGTGTCGGTGGCCGGGGCCTCGCCCGGCGCCGATGCCTGATGCACCTTGTCGCCATTCTTGCCGCGCGGATACAGTTTGCCGGTCTTGGGCGGCCCCTGGATGGCCTTGCGCACGTCCGTGAGGGCTTCCAGCGCCGTGGCCTGCACCGCCTTGGACACTTGCGCCGAGATTTCCGCCCCAAAGCGCGCAATGGCCGCCGCCACCTCCTGCGATCCGTTGACCTTGATGGCGACACTCATGCGGCAACCCCGCCGTCAACGTCGATTTGCAGCCACTTGTTGGCGAACTCGATGTTATCCAGAAACCGGATGTTGTGGACCTTGTTCCTGATCTGCACTCGGTCATTCTCGCGCAAGGCGGTCGTGTAGCGGGTGACAAGCCGCAGGCGCACGATGGCCTCGACACGGTCGGAGGCATAGCGTTCCGAACCCGACACCGGCGTCACATAGGCGCGCGTCGGGGCGCCCGACACGGTAGCCCAGGATTCCGTCTGCCCGCCCGCGCCATCGCTCGACAGCGTGCGGCGCTGGAACGTCACCGGCTCGGAGAGCTTGCCCGCGTTCATGTCGCAGCAACGGATTGCCATCGGCTTAAACCTTCATCGCCCGGTATCCCGCCATGATCGCCTCCGCGCCCGAGGTCACGAATGCCTCTTTCGGGTCGCAGTCATCGCCGCGGTGAGAGTAGAGATAGGCCGCGAGTTGCTTCACCGCCCGCTTCATGGGTGCGGGCACGTTGGCCGCCGAGGTGTAGCCCGCGACATAGACAATCTCGATGGCATTGGCGGCCCGAAGCGCCACCGGCCACGTCTGCCCGCTCTTCAGCGTGATGCGGCCCGGCGTGCGGTAGGTGTCCACGTCAAACACGTTTGCCACGGTGATCGAGGTGGCGTTGCTCGCCTCATCGTAGGTGGTGACGGAGGTGATGGAGGCCAAGGGCCAGCGCGGCAGGTCCACGCTGCGCTGGGCATTGGCATAGAGGTCTTTGATCGAGCCCTCGCGCACGCCATCCCACCACGCCTCGCCGCCCGTGGGCCAGCGGTCCAACGCCAGGCGCCACGTCTGGGTGATGAAGGCAAGGCCGGTCATGGTCTCGATCTCGGCGCGGGCGTCCGTGACCAGCGCGTTGGCCTCGGCGTCGGGGAGTTCCGTGGAATCGGCGCGCAAATGGGTGCGCAGTTCCGCCGCGGTGACAGGCTCCGACGCCGGGGCGCTGGTCAGGACATGGCCGCGGTGCTGGTCGAG